CTTTTCTCCTGTTATTCGCAAAAGACGGACATCTATTCCTGTCTTTTCTAATGCGATTGCTAGATTTTCAGTAGCTGACCCGTAACCATAAGAAGTTCCGAACCCGCCAATAAAGTTAATAACCATATTATTTTTTCTTAGTTAATTTTCTTATCATTAAGTTAAATGTTGTCATGTACTTAGTCATATCTCCGGCATATAAAGGATGCCAATCATCATATCCATCTCCTAAAGGAGTCCCACTTTATCCTACTGGCCCACCATCATCATCTGATTTTAATATTTGATCTTTTAACATACAAATAATATTAATTTCTTAATGCCAACTTTTGTTTAATCATTCTTTGGATCATTGTATAAAGCTTAGTTTCATCTCCTGCATAAAGCATTTCTGATCCTTCTAAATCATCGTGCATACTATCACCCATTAATCCTTGAAATTCCCACATTATATCAGCATAAGGGAATAATAATGATTCAAATATTTCTGGGATATCTCCCCCTGAATTATAAGTTTTAGTTGGATCTGATACAAACGAAATAACCCATGATGCTATATCTCCATCAGTTATAAAAGGAGGACCATCATCTGCTTCCCAAGTTTCGTACCAAGTTCCAACCTCTTCAAAATTGATCCCAACAGCAAGGCTTGAATAAATAAAATTTCCTTCTGTATCTTTTAATCCAACAAAAGAAACGTCTGTTGAGTCATTAACTGACATAACATTTGACATTTGAATTGTAGATAATCCTGTTTCTTCACTATAAGATCCTGCTAAATCACCATCTACAACAGCGACATCATCTATTTTGATATTTCCTGACATTGTAGCTGTATTAAGTTCAACATCCTTAAGATATAAGAATAATTGATTTTGATCATTTATATATGTCAATCTAGCATCTCCTCCTTCATCATCATCTCCTCCAACTTCACTAAAGAATGCCAACATCTCATAATAATAAGTTGCATTCATCCCAGTTTGATTATCGTCATCATCTTCTGAATCGCCCAAAGCTCTGTATAAATTCATAGTAATTAGTTTAATTTATAAAAGGGGAGCAGGAGTGGACCTCCCACTCCCCAGTTATGAAGTGCAATCGGCTCATTACGGAGATGTTACTCCGATCTTTACTGCGCCATCTTGTCCTCCAATAGCTGCATATCCAGCTAATCTGAATCTCGCAATAACTTGTGAAAGAATCAAACGTGACATATCGCCATCCGCTTGAGTAATTGTAAGTTTTTGCTTCCAGTACAATTTAAAGTTAGTTTTCGCACCTGAAACTAAGAAAATAGTTCCTGATGTAATTCCAGGGAATTCATAAGTCTTAGCTCCTACTCTTGATTTGAACCCATCCCAAGTAATAATATTCTCAGGAAGTAGCTGTCTTTTAACAGCAGAAGGGCGTAAATCAGGAAGCATAGCTCCTGCTAAAGCATCTTCTACATAAATACGATCTCCACTATTACATAAAACATAAGTTGCAGCAGGTAGAATTGAAATAGCATCTCTTAAAGTCTGTTGAACTGATGTATTCCATTCTACTAATTGAGCGACAGGTGTTTCTCCTGGCAATAATCCTTCCTGAGCTTCTTTCTGTTCTGCGATAGTAGATAAAGCAACTTTAGTATAAGCTCCAGCAACGATTGGCTCAAAAGCCCCATAGTTAGTTAAAGCTATATAAGCACGAGCCATTGCTTGCGCTTGTTCAGTTACACGGAAGAACTCGTTATATAAAACCATATCTTCTGTGTATTCAAGACCAGCAGCGTAAGTAGTCATTTGGATTACTTTCTGTTGTCCTGGTTCTAGAGTTCCGAATTTTACTTCTGATCCCTCTAAATGTTCTAAGAAAACGATCCCGTATGGACCCATTTCTTCAATAGTTAGAGTTTTCGGAAGGGAAGCATCCACCGTTTCTGCATAGAAAGGTGTATATAATGGATGGTTTTCAGGCCGATCAATTACTTGATAAGCTTCAAGACTAACTTTCTCATAAAATTCCTCAGCACCTGAATCGGTACCGATCATTTCTTTAAGTGTTACTCCTTCTGCTATCTCAAGACCACTGATATTACCCTCTTTCATTTCTTTAAGAGTGGCTTTAGCCTTTAACGCACCCGCTTCTGCAATTTGATCTACCGGTTTTGTCAACATAAGCGTAATAAGTTAGTTAATGTATTGAAATAAAAAATAGGATACTAAGCCCATTCCATAATTTGAGGTAATAAGATCCCCCAAACTACATCGTTTGAATCTTTTTCAAGAGTTACTTTCATAAAAGGAACATTAGTTGCTCCTGCTGCTCCTGTGATAACTCCTGTCGCTGCTACGAAATACAATATATCTCCGAAGTCCCCTGTTACTGTTGAAGGAACGATTAGTTCAAATTCATAAGCTGCGATTGTGATTGCTACGTTGTCGCCTGATGCTGCATCCTGACAAGCGAATCCGTACCAATCGCTAGTGATCCCAAATCCCTTTCTAACAAGGTGACCCTTATCAAAAGGACTTGTGGATTCAATGACAACGGCTTTTCCATCACTCCGTTTAACGTCATTTGGTTGTGTTACTGTCATAAATGTAAGTATTAAAAATTAAAAGTTAAACAGTTTTGGTGAAAGATCTTTTTGATGCTTCTGCTTTAGGTTTTATCGGAGAAATAGACCGTGTTTTGGTCATCTCTTTAATAATTTCCTTAGCCTCATCTGATTCTAAAACTGTACTAACTGCTTTTAAAGCTTTCATTTCAGATAATGTGATTACTTTTTCTTTAGCTTCTGTAATATCGTCATCAGACAATTCTACATTAGCCATTTCTTGTAATGACATTGACTGTAATAGCTTTCTAGCGGTTACATTAGAAACTCTATTAGAGAGTTCACTAATTAGCACACTTTCGGAAAGACGAGCTGAAACACCTTCAAGTTCTCCACGCATTTCTGCAACTTTCTCAAGCGGGCTTTCTCCTAATTCTTCAGTGATTTCTTTGATAGTGCTTTTAAGGGTTTTAACTTCCTTTGATGATTCTGTTTTCATTTCTTTAACAGTTTCACCTTTAACACTTTCAGAGATCTCCTGAATTAAATCAGAATTAAACTCCTCAAGTTCTTCCATAGTTGCACTTGCGATATGATCTTGGTGTGTCTTCATAGTTTCTTGCGTTATGGCTAAAAGGTTTGCATCTTTAACCCCCTGAGAGCCAGACCTGGCCCAATCAATGCTTTCTAAATCAAGAGTCTTGATGTCGTAGCATTTTTCTGTGCGGTTAAAAAGGCGATTCGCTTGCCCGTAGATTGAAACGCTGATCTTCTTTTTTGCTAGTGCTGCTTTCTTCAGGTATGTACGAATTTTAGCATCAGGTAGGACATAGCCTTTAGCAATAACCGAGGTTTTGCCATTAGCTTCTGTTACTAAATCTGCACCTATCCAAAGAGTTTGCGGGTCTGGGTATTTGGTGGAGCGATCAGCCTCAGACAAATGTCCTAAATAGCCATCTGGCATCTTAGACAATATCTGGTTCTTCACACTTTCCAAAACTTCCTTAGTATAACGGTTGTTGTTATTTGAAATCGTTTCACTAAGAACCCTAACAGTTACAAACATCGGATCTTTGTCACCCTCTTTAAGAGCTTGAAGGTTTATTCCTTCTGCGAGAGTAATATCGTTATGGGCATCAATACCCATTTCAGCGATACATTCAAAACTATCTGTAAGATTGCTTTGTTTTATTGCTTTTTTCTTTGTTCTCATATCTTGGAATTAAAAAATATACCAATCCAATATTATGAATTAGTCAATTATGACCAGCGAACATTGTAGTTCTATACCCTGTGACCGTACATTCTAAGAAACTTCTTTGTAAGATCCACATCAACTAATCTGTCCTGTTTAACTAATTTTATAAACTCTCTTTCAAATCTAGTCTTATTAGTATCAGGATCTCTTTGGAAATCATCATATCTTGATAACTTCCCAGTTGCTCCTCTTGGAGTATATTTTAAGTCGCCCTTCGCATTACATTCGTTTGACTTGTTTCTTTCTAGCTCCAGTATAGCATCTGCAAACTCTCTTTGCGAGTATTCTTTACTTTTCTTCACTACTACTGGATCAGACTTAGACTTCTCCCCCCCTTTTGCAGGTTGTACTCCAACTGGTTTGGCCTTTTCAGTATTGGCTTCTTTTTCAGCTTTTTCGGCTTCTACACTCTCATTTTCTATCACTTCCGCTAAAGGATCAACATCTGTTTTTTTATTAGCAGAATTGTCTTGACTGTCTACTAATTTTGTTTCTTGATCTTCCATATTTTTTAATTAAAGAATATTAAATTATTTTTTCTCCTCTTTATCTTCCTCCTTTTCTTCTTTTTTAGGATCTTCCTTTTTTTCTTCTTCCTCTTTTTCCTCTGGCTTTTTTTCTTCTTTTTTCATTTCTTCTTCTAATTTAAGTCCTTCCTTTAATAATTCACGATCCTTAGTTTCAATTACATTTTCATAGCCACATCTAGGACAGCTCATAACTACTCTATACGATTCACCGTGAACCAATATTAGATTCCCTTTCCTGGTGATCCTTACTAATCCACCTTGCGTTACTTTAGCGACTGTTTGGTCGCATTCTGAGCATTTAAGTATCATATTTTATTTGGTTAAGATTGATAATATTTCATTCTTCATTTTCTCAACTAACTTACGATTAGTTTGTCCTATACTTGCGATTGTAGCTATATTCCTATCAGTCACAGCTTTTTTAAAAGTGTCATAGCAATCCTTTTCCTCATCTAATTTATCAAACCTGAATTCTCCTAATCTTGAATCGTTTAATAGTACAGCTCCTTTATTTAAGTAATTAGTGAAATTATAATCAATACTTATAATAGGAGTTCCTTCGCTTATAGCAAATACTATTGGATGGAATCTCCCAAGAGTTACAACCATTCCGCTTTTCGCTACATACTCTTTCATTTCTTTAGGATTCCAATAAACGTCATCTATTACTTTCCCTTCAATATTTATCCCTGACATCCTAAGGTATTCCATATCCTGTTTGCAATAAGGCATATATTTAATATACATCCCTAGTTTCTTTGCATATTTAATTATTTTCTTTTCCCAAATTCTAAGACCATGAGCATTAGCGAACTTGCTGTTGTATTCTCTTACAGTTACTAGCATCCGCCTCTTATCATATTTAATATGTTCGGAGTTATTTTTCTTTAATCCAAAAACCCAATCTGGCATTAACTTAACTCCTTTAACTCCGATCTTATCGCATATCTTTATTGAAGTAGAATTGCGAACAGCAGTATAATCAGCCATCTCTAATATCCCTTTCATTTGATTATTATAAACATGATCTACTTCTTTCCGATTATCTATTATTGGACAAAAAGCTGACATATCAGTTATCCCACTTACAGGCGCATTGTTTTTTTGTATTCCTTTAAAAAAAGCCCCGTCAATATGTGTTCCTGCGTGGATTACTTTTAGCCCATATCGTTTAGCTACTACATAAAGATTAAATCCGAATCCTGATCCAAGCCCTCCACCTCCTAATAAGAATCCAACATTTCTTTTCCCTCCCTTTGGTAGCTTTTCAGCGAATAGACTTCTATTTTCACAATGTTCAAGTCTACATTTATTGTAAGGGTACATTGTTCTGACTAGATCTAAATTAATATCAAAGAGATCTGTAACCGCACATATATCATACTTATCACTAAATGCTTCATAAATAGCCTGTAATATAGCCTCATCTCCACAATTACCACGACCATAAAAGCCTCTAACTATTAATTGTTGTTTCATATATTTTTTTATAAAGTTTAAAGTGTTTATCTGCGGTTACTGCCCAACTGGTCTTTTCAGTATATTTCTTAATCCTATTTATATATCCATTGTAGTCTTTCATAATCTTTTTAACCGCCCATTCAAATTGTTTAGGTGGCATAGTTGGATGGATCTTAATAAAAGTATCATCTGGCACATCTGAATAGTGATATATGTCTGTTACTATAACCGGTCTTGCCGCTCTCATAAGGAATCTTGAAGAGCCTGAAACTGAAGGAGCTATAATTTGAGCTACGGATGACAATAAAATATCGCAGGTTTTAAGCTTCTTTATAATAACCTCCTCATCTAAAAACCTATTATCTAATTTAAACTTTGTTTCTCTCCCCTCTGATTCTGCATCCCTTCTTTCCTGTAACGCAATATCAGTAAGCTTTTGAGAATATAATATGGAATCGTTATTAGAATCCTGATATGAGCTTAGTACATTATAAGAAAAATCAAGATCAGTATTCTTTAAAGAGATCAATGTTTCAATAAACCTCTTAGGGAAACCTGAGAACCCAAACGCCCCAAATACGACTTTATCCTTCCGAGGCTTGTAATCATCTACTTCTGACGGGAAACTACCGTGTGGGATGATCTTGACCTTGCTTGCTATCATGGGGTTCGTAATACTAAGGATTCGTAACTGATCTTCTGAATGTAATATAATTAGCTTACAACTTCTATCTTCTAATAAATCGTGGTGCATCTTTTGCCTATCCCAAATAGTATGCATTGTTATAACATAAGGAATCTTTTTGTCGTTAAAGTGACTAAGCATTTCATTGGGAACGATCCCATACTCATCTTGAATATGAACTAAATCATATTTATATTTAGTTGCTTTGAACTCATCAAAATTCATAAAGAGCTTTATTTCAATGCCCTCATCTTTTAATAGTGGCTGCATAGCCTGATGCATATAGTTGGTATAGGTCCATATACCACATCTTTCGCTCCGAGAAGGAGTAAGGAATGCCATTTTAAGCATATATTTTTAGTTATTTATAATGTTTTCAGGAAATCTTTTTTCTTTATTGGTACAACTGTTGTGTAGCACATACAATTTGGATGCGGATATGATGGGATTGTTTTCCATAGTTTCTTTTCTGCATAGATCTCACATATTTCTTTATAAGGATAGAATGGATGTTGTGCTGATAAATGCCATTTATATCCTTTAACTATTGCACTTCCATCATTGATCCTTCCTTGCATTATCCTAGCGGTCATATTAATTTCACTTCTCGCTATCCTTAATGACTGATAACTCACCGATCCCTCTCTTATATATCCCTTTGTTATTAATTTGTTAAATATTGTTTTCTTCCCTTCCTTTCCAAATCTTTCTCTATAATAATCATAAGGAGATTTATAACCTTTTATACCGCCCTTAATATAGGCATCAATATCTTTGGCTATTTCCCCAGCCGATTTTCCCTTTTGTATACCATCTGCAACTATATTCTGAACTGTCCTTTTTGTCGCTCCTGACATACTTTTTATCCGATCTCCTATCGTCTGATCGTCAAATACTTTTCTGGCTTTTAATAAACCTTCGTTGCGTTGTTCTAGTATATCAAACTCTTTATTAGTTTTCACTATCAATTTGTCTATTTTCTTTTTGTCCTCTGGTTTAGCGATCCTTTTAGCTGATGCTAAATATTCTACATATCCTTTTCTCTGATCCTTTATGACCTTCCCTTGTACTGATCCAGCCCTGTTATATATAACCTGTTCAATCTCATCCCAGTAAGCCTCTATCAACGGTCTGAAAGCAGTTGTAATGAGTGTCAAATCCCTTACAAGCTCATCTTTCTTATATTTCTTTAGCAATTTAGTTCGCATTTCTTTGCTTAAAGACCGCAATAGAGAATCCACATCTTTCTCCGCTCTGATCCTTTCCTGTATCTGTTTTTGATCAATTTTATTAAGAGGCATTATTTAACTTTTTTATCTGATTTATAATCATCTTTATCGGTCATTTCTTTAACATCTTCATTAGCTTGTTGTGATGCAGAATAAGGGCTATAAATATCTGAGTTTTGAGCCTCATCAATCGCCTTTTGAATTGATTGTTTTCTAGCTTCTGCTACCTCCTCCCCAATATCTTGCACCTTAACTTCTGTTAATCCTAAAGCAGTTTCAGCCGTTATAATCCCTTCCGCTAATAAAGTCTTAACTATATCTAAATTAAGCTGTTTATCCTCAGTTTCTATTGAAGGCCACTCTATATTTATTTCAGTATCTTTTACATCTGATTCTTTAACTCCATTTGTAGCTAATAAATATTTAGTATAGATATCAATTATTTCATATAGCGCATCTTCAAACTGCACTCTTTTCCTTGCTGCTTTGTTTACTACTACTGGTAATTGCTCCGATACACTAGCCTTAGATGATTGGACCGCAGTCCCCATTACAAACTCTGGTGTTTCAGAAGCTTGAACAATGCAATAAAATATATATTCCAACATCTTAGTCGCTGGCGTTATATGATCCGGGATCGTAAGCATCTCCATATCCATCCCTTCCCCTAATAACATCATTTTATTAGCGTTATATTGAACATCATATTTAGCTGCTCCTGCTTCGCTAGATCCGTTCTCCTTAAAGTTATTTCTTAGGAATGAAGTAAAATTCTTGATCCCTTTAATAATAGGAGTTGGCTGTGAGTTATAGATAGTTCCTTTAATCGCATTCTCCATAACCCCATGATATGATTTCATTAAAACATAGATATTCTGATAGTCTGATGTTCCGTTTAAAGCATTCGCATCTTTCTCATTAGCAAAATGAGCCATAGCTAGAAAAGGAATATCATCTGTTTCCTCTTGTATTTCTTTCCTATTACTGACCATTTTAACTCTTTTATAATAAGGAGATTTTTTTCTATACTCCTCAATTATTATTTCTTTTTCCATGTTATACTCATCCTTTGGAATAATATGAGTGATATTATATCCTAGAACATTATTAACATTCTCAGGATCTATAATAATATCAACCATTTCAGGAGAAACTAATTCTAAATAAGGTTCATTATCTTCATTTATCATTAATCTTAAATAAGCATCGCCATCTCGCATCCCATCTCGCATCATTAAAAACAATGATTTCCTTTCCTTATAAAGAAAGTTATTCATTTTATCAATATAATCTCCTTCCCCTATTAACTGAGGAGGATTAAGTCCTGAAAATGCAAAGGCTGCACAAGAATTAACGATTGGTTTCCCAAAGGTCGCTCCTAATATATACTCCTGACCAAATTTCTTCCCTTCTTTGTCAGTAGTAATAGAGCATTTGAAGATTGACATATTCAAAGCATAAACTGGCTTTGAAGTGTCAAGGGTGGGATTAGCAAAAAGGTTGGTTATATTCCAATCATTATCCAAGACGGTGACATCTTCTGTCCTTCCGATCATCTCCCTGATTGTAGTTGCCCAACTTTTTTTCTTCGTTGTCTTTAGCGTACCCCCACTTTTCTTTGTTTTTGGCATAGGCTATAAATTAAATTATATTCTTATTATACACTCTTTTTGTATTTTGGTTTTTTGTGCTTGTATTTTAAAATCGCTTCTTCGTATTTCTTAAAATCATCAGTAGGAAAGAATTGTCCTTCGTGATTATATCCATATACCCTTCCTTTATTAGATAATTTAGGGAATAGATCATTTTCTAGCATTAAGAAATCACTTTTAGGCATCTGACCATAAATAGCTTTATTTAAACAATACATCCCCAAACTAATAAACTTTCCTTTCTTTACCTCTGATTTTTCGGCAAAATTAAGGATCTTCTCAGATTCTTTATCATATAGTACATTCCCAAAGGATTCTTTATCTGCATTCGCTTTTACCGCTAGAGTAGCAATAGAAGCCTCATTCTTTTTATGAGTATGATATAAGCTATGTAAATTTATATCTTTTATCTCATCTGCATTAGTTACAAAGAAATCCTTTTCCCCTTTTAAGAAAGGTTGAGCTAATCTTAAAGCTCCGAAAGTTCCTAAAGGTTTCCGCTCAATAATTAATTGCATCTTACTAAGTGGGATCTTGTTATTCTTCAAAAAGACTAATCCCCAATTAGCGAACATCCTAACATCTTTAGCTTTAACTATGATTATTACTTGATCGCATCCGTATTCAATAAAGTTCTCGCATAAATATTGTACAACTGGCCTTCCTTGTACCGGGATCATTGGTTTAGGAATCTCATAAGTAAGTGGCCTTAGTCTTGTTCCTTCCCCTCCTGCGATAATGACAGCTTTCATAGTTTTTTAAATTATTAAAATGGGAGATCATCTTTTATATCTAACTTTGGTTTAGTTCCGAACCCACTAGCCTTTTGTTCTTTCTTAAAGCAGCATAGTTGATTAGTTGATAACGGCATAGCATCTAACTTAATATTCATACTGTCGTTTTCTTTAATAAACATAACACCGATCTTAGTCCATCTTACTTTCTGTTCTCCTTCTTTATTAATGTATTGAGTAGAGAAACATACATCTCTAATCTCTATCACCTTTGGTTTGTTTTCTTCCATCTTTCTTTGGGTTAAGTTTTTTTAAATATCTAGTTACGTTCCCTTTATTTATTTTTATCAATAATTGGAAATAAGAAATTAAAATCCAATGTAGAATCCCAAAAAAGATTATCTGCAAAGAATTAAAAACCGTATTTATAAATAATTTAAATACAACTAATAATCTAACTTGCGTATAATAATATATATTTTTAGTGGGAGATTTAGCTATAATAAGCTTTTCTAGCATAAAATAATAATACTCTAAAGGCTCTCCTGTTCTGGGATCTAATCCCTGATCTATATAAGCTTCTTGATGTTTTAAAATTTCTTGTGCTTTCATAGTGTTTATTATTGCATACTTTTAATGTCTTTTCCAGACTTCCATCAGTTCCTTTACTGTTTTAATCATCTCATTCACTACTTCAAAGTTATCATCATTTACATTTAGCATTGCATATCGTAGGTTCTCATTAACGCTAGGTGGTATTCTAGGGAAATGTTCAAGTTCTTTTAATACATAAAGTATCTCCCTTTGCTGTGATTCTAACTCATCCATTCCTTTTAGTTAGGTTTTTTAAGCGTTCTCTGTACCCTTTAACAATCAACTTGAGATCCTTATCATCAGTTATTCTATTATGGGTGAGCGAGTAGATAGTATTTTCAACACCAATTCTAATACATCTCAAATCCATATCTCCTGTTTCTTCAACTTTCCCGATCCGTTCCCTTATTTTTTCTAGGTTCTCAAGTGATCCCATAGTTATTTCTTTTTAGTTTTCCTTTTATAGTCATCTTCAATCCGAACTATATCTTTCTCATCAAACTTTCCTGTTGAAACTTCAACAAAGATTAGCTCCATATCTTCCATCTTGTTCTCAATACGGTGTTTATCAAGCGGATTAAAGTTCATTATGTTCCCGTTAGAAAACCAATGCTCCATACCGTTTTTAATAACGATTCCCCTACCTTGAACACATATCCATTTCTCTTTCCTTTTTTTATGGAATTGATACGATAATCTCTGTCCTGGTTTAACTACTATCTTTTTGATAACAACTTCATATCCTTGTTCTTCGGAGAATGCGAGGTTATCAATTTCAAATTCAGACAGTATTTCAAAAGACCCCCAAGGTCTTTCTTCAAATTGTTTAGCGTTTTTTGCCATAATTAATATTTACGCAATAATAAAGTTTCTCGTTATGATCTGGGTTAATATTTCTTGAAAGCAATATCTTCCATCCAGCGTGTTCAAGGATCTTTTCTATTCTATGAAACGAAAAAGAATTAACCCGAATATCATTAACCTTCCCTGTCTTATAAGTAATTAACATTGTATGTCCATATTTTTTAATCTTATCAAGGAACTCATTAGGCTTTTCTATATATTCAATGATCCCCTGACAAACTAAACAATGATGCCTTCCTGCATTTGGATATTCATTCTTATTAAAATCAGCCACGATCGTTTCAGGCTTCCAAGCCTTAATATCAATACACTTATATTTAACCCCTTTCTTTATGAACTTCCTTAAATGCTCATAGCCTCCACCAATATCAATAATAGAAACATTATCAGGAATTATCTCCCCGATTATCTTTGACCTTACATTCCAGCATTTCTCTGGCCCCCATTTATAAAGCATTTTTTCTTTCATATTATTTATTTTCAGGGATTACAGGCACTTCCCCTCCTGCTACTTCTGCACTCTTTACCGCTTCAACCTCATCAATTTTCTTAAACGTAGCCTTTGATTCTTCAATTACAATCATTAGTTCTTTTAATTCATTATGTAATTTAGGTTCTGGCTTAGTTTTAATTGTCCAAGTAGGTTTAAGATGTTGAGGATTAAATATCCCTACAATCATTGCACTAAGTTCTTTCTTTAATTTCTCTTGTAGTTTCTCAAATAAAGTCCAATTAGGAGTTGGCGCACTCCTTCTGATCTCATTAATAAATTCTCCGTACTGAGTAGCATTAACAACCGTCGCACTAATTTTATCAAGATCATAAAACCCGACAACGGTCACATTATTATCTGCACAAAACTTATCAACACACTCATTTACTTTAGGCATAACATCTTCTGAAATCTTTTTTTGGATGTCATCTTGTATCCTTTTAGATTCTCCCCCTAGAAATTGCATAATCTGCGCCCTGTTTTGTACTAGAGCCTTGACATCTTTCTTCTTGAAAGCTTCCTTGATTGATTTTAAGTCTAAAACTTTTGGAGCTTTGACTTCAACTGCTTTTGCTTTTTTAGCCATATTATTTGTTTAGGTTATTAATTACATCGTCAACGGAGTATGCGATTATAGCAATCCCTCCTTCTTCTTTGAATTCATTTAAGAACTCCTTTTGTACTTCTGAAACTTTACCCGTAGGAGCTTTGACCTCAATAGCCAAAGGCTTCCCATCATATATTCCTAATATATCAGCTACTCCTTTACGGAAATACTTTCCTGCGGATCTATATACGCTTCTTTTTGCGTCATAAACAGGAGTATTATTTACTCTGAAAGCAAAAATATGCATCCATTGTAAATAGTCCATTATAGCTGATAATACTTGATTTTCCTTTATTTTGTTTAGTTTTCTAGTTTTCATAATCTATTTTGTTATTGGATGCCCCTTGTCCCTGATAAAACATATCGGCATTAAACTCTATCTGATTTGAATTTATCTGTCCCCCAAAGTATTCCTTCCCTGCCCATACCGCTAAAGCATCGGCATCTGGTATATCATCGTGGGCATCTTTGTCATTGTCTGGATGGTGAACTGATAAATATTCTCCCTTATATTCTTTCTCAAGCTCTATATACTGCTTCATAACCATATTATATAATCTTTCATTATCTGGTTTCAACCATCTAAAGTTCCCTTGTTCAAAGTAAGCCATTAGATTCTTAAATAATTTGTCCTTTGATTGCCTAGTAAATACGAAGTGAATAGGCTCATAATCTGATTCGTCATCAAACCGATCTGGCAACCAATCTCCTTGCCCCGTTGAATCAATAGCAAGTCCTTCTATCTTAAAATTTTCTAAGAACTTCATTAACTCTTTAAACTGATGGCTATAATTATCCCCCTGCCAGGTCTTGAGAGCGATCCTAACCCACTTGCCCGATACAAACCTTACTATTGAACAAGCGGTGCTGTCATGCTTCTTACCGACATCTATACCGGCAAAGCAAGGATATGTCTTTTCGCTTGTCTGCATTGGTTTATCAATACACATTTTAAGCATCGCTGTCTTTGTAGTAAACATTCCCCGCTCTAAATTCCATATAAGGCTATATTGTGATTTAAACTCATCTGATTCTTCACCTAGATTCTCAATCTCTCCTTCTATAAATTCCTTATACTTGAGA